TCAGCACTTTGAGTGAAATACATTCTATTAAAATCAATAGTACCTAAATTCATTTCTAAATAATTATAATGAAAGGTCGTACTTCCACTAGTTACTTGACTAATGTCAGTTAACTGTACGCCTTGGGAAAAGACATACATTCTTGTTACAGTTGAAGATTGTCTTTCAAAGAGTAACATAAAAGATTGGGTAGTACTGAACTGAAAAGGTATTAATCTTATGTCACTTAAAGTGTTTTCATTATTAAGAGCTGAAGGAATACCCGATTGACTACCTGCCGATTTTATATCTAGTAAAAACTTTGAGCCAGGCCTTCTCTCAAAACCTCCTTGAGGCAACACAACAACATTTTCTGCTTTAGCTAGACCTGATGCATATTGCTGAATATCAACTCTTCCAACTAATAAAGGGTCTAATTCTCCAACTGTAAAATTTGATTGATATTGTGTAACTCTACTCAAGATCTAACCTCAGTAAGAAGATAATCAGCAATAACTGTTTTTGACTGACCAGCACCATCTATATTTATTGCAGATCTAAAATAACCACCTCTGTAATTTTCTGAAGCAGTTCCTAGGGCTACAGATCTCCAATAATCAGCTTTTGTTATTTGGTCGGTAATAGGCTCGGCTAAATGCCAGGCCATTTGATAAATTAATAACTGCACAAAGTATGAAGGCATAGCTGCTTCTGTAACTAGTTTTTGATAATCCACAACTACAGTTTCTTCATTCGTAAATAGTTGATCACCTTGAATTTGGTAATCGGTTACATTAGGAGCGGATAAAGATGTTGAAGCATAAACAACCCTAGGAACACCCAAAAACATATCACTAGGTAACTGATAAGCATACGAATATACGTTCGTAGGAGGTGTAACTAATCTTGTTAAAGTTGTTTTTGTTAAGGTAAAAGACCAATGATACATGCCAAGGGTCTGAGACTTGATCCTTGGATATAAGGCCGAGCAAACCGAAGAGGGGGCCGAACCATCCGAAAAGCTAGTGATTTGATTTGCTCCTAGGAGGAGGAGTGCTTGAGAACAAATCGAAACGTCAGTATCACCTACAGCCATAATCCAAGGACCTCGCCAAGTTTCTAGGGGGAGGGGAATTCCCCCTAGGTTAGTTGTTAATCACCATCAGTCATAGCGACAGTTGTGCCATCTGTAACATCAACAACACCGGATGCATTAGATGCAACCATCACAATACTTAATGTTGGAGTATTGCTGTCATGTACGAAGATAACATCACCTACAGACAAATCATCTGACATGTCATTGAAATAACCGGCTGTGTTAACAGTAGCTATTGCATCCGCAGATGTATATGTCCACATTTGAGGGGCTGTTCCTTTTTTGGATTGACCGCCTATTGGGTTTATCCCAGTTCTACTAAAAGCCATGATTAACTCTCCCTACAAGTAATATCAACGAGGCCAGCAGTATCAATTACTACGGCACCGGCTGAATACATTGCTGATACTAAGAAAGAAGTTTTCTCAGGAATGTAGTTTACCTCAACTTTTGGAGCTATACCTATAGCACATCCGATTGCATCCTTGTGGAATGCTAGACATGTTCTGTCGTTAGATCCGTCTTTTGGTAAACCGCCTTCATCTCTATCGCCTATCATGTGGATATTAAAACCAGCAAACTGCTGTATTTCGCCACGTGCTAAAGCTTGTAACTGGATGAAGTCTGAGCTAACTGCTCTTTCGTCAGCTAACAATGAAGCTAAAGAACTCGCATGAATGATCATGTGTCTGTCTTGTGGTGGTACAGAATTAGTATCTAAAGCTTTCTTAGCTGCGATAATCTTACCAACGTTCAAGTCAGAAGCTACTGCTGATCCACTTGTGACAACAGTATTAGCTACAGTACTTCCAGCAGAACCAGCTATAAGAGCATCAATAATGATTTGATCTTCTCTTCTGCCGATTGCATTACCTACTAACTTTGCTAACTCTTGTCTTTCATCAAAGTTTACTTTTGCTTGATTAAAAATATCTGAATACTCAGATGCGATATAGTCAGTTAGTGTAGCAGTTGCTGTGCTGAACTGACCTGAGATTGGTACTACATCGGTAGATGGAGTTCTTACGGATGCTGTACCTTTTGCGAGGATAGGAAATTTAGCTGTACTTCCAGTAACACCAGTTCTTGTACGGGCTACGTTTCTTAATGTAGCTGTAGCCTGATAATTTTGGTGAACCTCGGCTTCAAATAAAGTAATGAAAGCATTACTTAAAGTGGTTGCCATAATAGCTCTCCCATAAAAGGTTAAA